AAAAACAAATGTCAAATGAATTAGAATATTCTGGGTATACACAAAATATCAACCCAAGTGCTGGTCCAACTGTCTCACAGACAACATCGCCTATTCAGGATTCCAACAAGAAAGACATAAACCCTTCCCGTGGTAAACCAACAGATTTCTTAGCCAACAAGTACAACATAGAACAATTACAATATCCACAAGATTTATACTCTAATAATCTTGAGTATGGTGGAAATTATGTTATTTTCTACATAAATGTGGCTGAAGATTCTAGAATTTTAAAGAATGCCAAACAGGGTGTTGACTACATAGATCCAAAAGATATTCCATCACGATTGCGTGGAATGAACAGCGAACAACAATTCAATTCAGCTCAAGCTGTATCTGGCGCAGCTACATCAGCTGGTGTTAAGGGTGTTATTGCTGGTGGAGTTTTAAGTGCCGATGCCATTTCTAAAAAGGGTATTGTTGGTGTAACTAAAGGTGCTGCCAAAGGTGGCGCAGTTGGTATTGGTCTAGGAACTGCAACCGCTGGAACAGTTGCCATTGCGGCTGGTGGTAAGATGGCTCGGCAACAAAAACGATTAACGAAAGCAATCGCTCTGCATATTCCAAATGCATTAAGTAACAGATATTCTATGCAATGGGATGCTGAAGACACAGCTGTTTTCCAGATGGGAGCAGTTGCTGGAACAGAAGTAGTAAAGGCATTGGGAACTTTTGGAACTAAATCAAATGCGTCAGGTGCTATTGGAAATATTATGACAAGTCTAGCACTTTCCAAAGGACCAGAGGGTGCAGCTCTTTCTGCTGCATCTGGATTGGCAGCAAATCCAAAGAAAGAAAATCTGTTTAAAGCTGTCGACTTTAGAACATTTACCTTCGACTACTCATTCTTTCCAAAGAATCCAACTGAAGCTGAATACATAAGAAATATTATTAAACAATTTAAACTACACATGCATCCTGAATATAAAGATAGCAATGGATTCTTGTTAGTATATCCTTCTGAGTTTGATATTTTTTACTATAACAACGGAAAAGAAAATCTAAACCTACATAGACATACTTCTTGTGTTTTAACTGAAATGAATATAAATTATACACCAAATTCTATGTTTAATTCTTTTGCGAATGGAATGCCAACACAAATAAATGTTACAATGACTTTTAAAGAACTTTCTATGCTTACGAAGAAAGAGATCGAGGACGGATTCTAATATGTATTTTTCAACAATGCCAAATATCTATTATGAGTTTACTGACTCAGATGGAAAACCAACATTAAAAGTTTTAAAAGATATAACAACAAATGTTCGTGTTATTAGATCAGTATTAGAAAATATTACTGTTTATGATTCTTATGATATTGTCGATGGCGAAACACCAGAAATTATTGCAACAAAAGTTTATGGTAATCCACTGTATCACTGGGTTATCATGTTGGCCAATGATAAGTTTGATTATAGAGAAGATTTTCCATTAGATTATACATCTTTAGTAAAAAGGGTTGAAGATTTATATGGAGCAGCAAATGTGTATGCTACTCACCACTATGAGTACATATATGTGAACAACAATGATAACATTTATGTTGTCAATTCATCACAACCTGGAGCATATGCTGTATCTAATTTTGAGTATGAAGAACGAGAGAATGAAAAGAAACGAAGACTCAAATTAATTTCTAAACCTGTTCTTGATGCAGTTGTTAAACAATATAGTCAGATGTTTGAATAATGTCAACACAAAGAGATATATCCTCAGATAAACTAAGACAAGCTGGTGATGTAAGTATTGACTATGTTAATATTACATCTATGGCGAATCGCACAGGATTTAATATTAAAAACCAAGTAATCACTATTCAAATATTTGAAGATTTGTTTAGTCCGTTTATTACTGGTAGTTTAATTATTAAAGATTCTCTTGATTTAATAAACAAATTACCATTCGCTGGTATGGAGTTTTTAGATTTAAGATTGTTTACTCCAACAATAGATACAGAATTGAAAGAAGCAGGTATCATTAAAGGTAGATTCTATATTTACAAAATTACTGAAAGAGAATATATCGCTGAGAAAAGTTTAGTATATCAACTACACTTTATATCCTCTGAAGCTGTTCAAGATTTGAATAATCAAATGAGTCGCGCATTTGAGGGTAAAATTTCTGACATTGCTGCCAAGTTAATTAAAGAAACACCTGGTCTAGAAACTACAAAAACTTTAGTTCTGGAGCCAACTAAAAACAACACTAAGTTCGTTTCTAATTATTGGTCTCCAATTAAATGTATAAATTATTTGTTACAACAAGCAACTAATCCAAATAACAGTACAACATATACATTTTTTGAAAATAGAAATGGATTAAACTTTGTTTCTTTGGATTATTTGAACGATCTACCATCAGTTCAAAGTTTTGTTTATGGAACATCGCAAGATGATGTTTCTAAAAATGGTGGGTCAACTAGAAATATTGAAAGAGATTACAAAAAGGTAATTGAGTTTTCAGTTCCAGCAGGATTTGACTATATTGACAGAATTAGAACAGGAACATATGCTTCTCGCATGATCGCGCATGACCTTACAACAAAAAGATATAAAACAATAAACTATGATTATTTGGCCAAATTTACCACTGGTAAAGAAACTAGATTAAATAAGTTTCCAATCACAACACCAGATGTTGTTGCCAGAGTAAATGCGACTATTATTCATAACGAAACTGCAAATAAAGTGTTCGATGGATATGGTGATGTTTCTAACTTTAAAATGGAACAAGATCGTATATCAAGAATGAAACAGGCTGAGTCGTTTAAAGTTAGTATTAAGGTAAAGGGAAGAAGCGATTATACAGTTGGTCAAAAGGTATATTTAACAGCGTATACTCCAGCACCAACTAGATCTACTGATACAACAGAAGAAGTTATTGATACAATGCATAGCGGAAATTATTTAATTGCTGCAATTAACCATGTGGTCGATAGGGAAAAGCATGAGTGCTACATGGAATTAATTAAAGATTCATTAATGTTTGATTTGAAGACAGGTAAACGAGAATGAGATTATATACTGGGTGTGTAGAAAATAGAGAAGATCCACTAAAGATTGGTCGTTGCCAAGTTCGTATTGTTGGATTGCATACAGAAAATAAAGCAATTCTACCAACTAAAGATTTGCCTTGGGCTCATCCGATGGCACCTGTTACATCAGCATCAATGAATGGTATTGGTTGGACTCCAGTTGGACCTGTGAATGGAACATGGGTTGTTATTATGTTTACTGATGATGAACAACAGCAACCATTGATGCTTGGAACATTGCCTGGAATACCACAGAGTAAAGCAGCAGAAATCGCTGTTGAAGAATCAGACGATCAGGTTATAGTTACTGATGGTGGTATATTGACAGATTCATCAGGACAACCAATCGTGTCTGGTGATGGCACTCCTGTTCAAATTGGTAATAGCGAAGCAACTCGCACAGGAACAACTCCTGCATCACCAACTAATTTACCAAATCTAACAGAACAGAAAACGCCAAACAAACCAGCAGATACAGTATTAAAAGCTGACATAACAACTACTCCACCTCCAAAATCTACACCAAATCCACAATTAGCCAAAGAGAATATTCAACACATAATTAATGCTTGTGATCAAGTAGGTTTAACTAGTAAATACGCTAAGTGTGCTATTCTTGGTATTTGTGGTGGCGAATCTGGTTGGCTAGCAATAGAAGAAGGTTCTTACTACAGCAATGCAGATTCTTTAGCAAAAATTTTTAGAAAATCCTTCCCAGGTGGTGCTACTGAAGCGCAACCATATACTAAGTGGCAAGGAACAAAGGCAGATTTCTTCAGAAAAATATATTCACCAACTGGTAATGGTTCTTTATTGGGACACAAAGATTCTGAGGATGGAGCAAAATATTATGGTCGTGGGTTTAATCAAATTACTGGTAAATCGTTGTACCAACAGTTACAAAAGTTTTTAACTAGCAAAGGTATCGTAGTTGATATCGTTAATAATCCAGATTCATTAATTACAGATCCAAAAGTTGCAGCTTTAGCAACTGCTGCATTTTACTCACTTAATGTTAGAGCTGATCAAAATGATCCATCGTATTTTACTGCAGCATTAAAACGAACAGGTGCTGATGCTAACGGAACAGGCTACAAGAAAAAAGAAAAATATTATGAATACTTTCTTGGAGCAGATGTTGCTGTAAGTCCAACAAACAAACCTGCTGCCGATGAGACAGTAACTTATACTAAAGATGAGGTAAAAGATTTACCTCCAGCAAAACAAGTTGCTTTATTAGAAGATCGTACTTCTAATTCTATTATTGGATTTAACGATCCAAAGGGAAAATATCCACTTAGAAATTTATTAGATGAGCCAGACACAAATAGACTTGCTCGTGGTGTGTTAAAAGAAACAGCAATTGAATTTAAAGATTCTTTACGAGCAAAAGATATTCCTGCGGCAAATGGAGCTGATTCTTGGAACCAACCTCTAGCACCATTTGGTGGGATGTATCCATACAACAAAGTTTATGAATCAGAATCTGGTCACTTACTTGTATTTGATGATACTCCAAATAATGAAAATATAAGTTTGTATCATAGAACTGGAACATCATTAGATATCGATGGTAATGGAACGCAAGTAAATAGAATAGTTGGCGACGGATACACAATCATTGATAGAAATGGTGCTATTTTTATTACAGGTAAATGTAATTTAACAGTTGGAAATTCTGTAAATATTTTAGTTCAAGGAAATGCTGATATTCAAATTGATGGCGAAACTAATATTAATATAAACAATAATGCTAATGTTGGAATTGCTGGAGATTTAGATTTCGCAGTTGGTGGCGATATAAACATGCAAGCTGGTGGCAATTTAAATATAAAATCTAAATCTGACATTTCAATAGAGTCAACCAACTCAACAGTAATTTCTGCTGGAACTGCTTTTGCTGCAATCGCTGGTACTGATTCAGTATTAAAAGGACAAACAACCTATGTTGATGCTTCTGGTGTAAATAATTTAAAAGCTGGAGGAAATATTAATGTTGATGGTGCTGAATTCCACGGACAAGAAGGAAGTGCTGCAGCTGCTCCAACAATAGAACAAATATTAATAGATTTATCTCCTCCAGAACTTGCCGATGCTAAACTTGATCAATTCCAACACTTAACAACTCCAGTAAGACCATCTCCTCCTATACAATTAAAGTATGCGATTGCTGAAGAAAATGAAGCACTGGTTGCAGATTATATTTCCAATCCAGACAAGTATCTTAACAAAGAAGCTGCAGCAGATGGTGTAAAACCAAATTATGCTGGAACTCCAAAAGATGATGGACAAGGTAAGAGTTTAATTGCTGGTGGTAACACAAGTGATATTGCTGC